GGTAAAAATCAGCATAGGCCACCGGTCAATCCGAATGATATCGAGAAGAGTATGAAAACACTCAATAAGCTAACTAGACCCGTTCAACATTATGAAGGAGCCATCCTTGTTAAGGCAGTAGCTGATTTCAAATCGGTAATGCTGAATACAGTGAGGAAGAATTTAGACAAGAGCAGACAGATGCTACGTCGATATTCCTTGCAGGAGGCTCTTGATGGTACCGGTGATTTTGGTATGGGACCGATCCCAAGCCAAACTTCGACAGGGCATCCTCTTCATAATAGTAAACTCAAGCATTTGAAACGCGATCCGAATGATCCCAATGCTCCTCAAGTACCTCGTGTGCTGGAGAGTGAGCATGATATTGAGGGAGAAGTGGAACGCGTTAACTCGTGCTGGTTGACGGGAAAACGAGCTGAAGCAATGTGGAAAGCCCATAGCAAAGTGAACGAACTCTTGGAGTGGATGAAGGCATTTGAAAAAGTGCGTAAATTCTACGGGAGTGAGTTTGCGATTCTCCTTGCGGGGAGACAAGCTTTGGGTGGCTTAGCCAAATTCATGAATGAATTTTGGGAAGAAACTGAATGTTTAGTAGGTATCAACCCAATGTCAGCTGACTGGAAGGAGTTCCATGATCACTTGACAGGCTACAGCAACACCAACATGATTGCAGGAGATTTCTCAGGCTTCGACACGACAATGGCTGCTCAAATTACAGGAGCAGCCTCGCAGATTATTGTCGAGATGTATACCGAAGCTGGTGCTAGCGAAGATGAACTTCAAATGGTTCGCGGAGCTCTTTCAGATATTATTCACCCAAATGTGATTTTCGAAGGAGATGTTTACCGCTTTGCCAATGGAAACCCGTCTGGTAACTTGATTACGGTTCAGCTGAACAGTATGTGCAATTCAATTATGATGCGCTATGTTTATTATGCTATGAACCCTTCGGTCAAGGAGCCATTTGCTAGCAATGTGAGATTGTGTACGTATGGAGATGACAATGCGATGTCGGTGAAACATCATTGTCGTTGGTTTAACCATACCTCTTGCCAGGAGGAATTTGCTCGCCTAGATATCGGATACACTATGGCCGATAAGGGAGCAGAGTCCGTACCATACATTCCCATCAGTGAAATTTCATTTTTGAAGAGGCACTTCGTGCAACATGAGACCTTAGGGACCATAGTTGCGCCTGTTGAAGAAGCCTCAATTTTGAAGAAATTCCACTATGTGAAGAAACCTGGTGAATGTCCTTTGAGTGCTGCAGAGCAATTTGGAGCGTACACGGATGGAGCCTTTCGCGAGGCATACCTCCATGGACGCGATTATTACCTCGACTTTCAGTCTAAGATTCTGAACATTGTTTCATTGAATCCTGAATTAGAGGAGCAAGTTGCTGTTATTCCTTATGAAGAGATGACGGAAGTGTTACGAGGCGATTACACACGGAAAGCCTTTCACGATCCGAAAAATCTCTTTGCAGAAAGCTTAGGAGTGGATAGAGAAGAGCTCATCGGAGGGATGAGCCAGTTCGGTGAAGAACTATAAAAATCACCATTTTGCGCCATTTCGACCAACCCGCATTGCGCTAACCTACGGGGAACGGGTGGGCATCCTTATTGATTACGGCTCTCTTGATTTCGTCAAGTCAGAGAGTACGCTTGGGGATTGCAGTATTATTGACACATGTGTGCTGTGGATTGATCCTTCCACAGTACTCTTAGAAAACCATCGGATTACTTTCAATTATAATTTATACAACAAACTTTATTACAAATTTTATATGTTTATGTCAACTTTTTTAGGAACGCTAACTTTTAGCGTTACCTGCTTGTACAGTTTTTATTTATCAATTTATTATGCATGTTATATAGAAGAGACTTTGTCTCTGGCCTCAGCGGTAAGAGCTGGGGCAGTGAGGGTAGCAGGTATCTCTAGGGAGAGATATTTGCAGAGATTGACGTGGCTTAAAGAAGCTACACGATTTTCAATCTTGTTTAAGCGCGATGACCGCCAAAAGTCATCATTCGTTCGTATTTCCAACACACTGGAGAATTTGAAATTGGACTGCTCGAACGGTAGGATTAGACCCCAACCGTTCTGTATTGTTTTAGGCGGTCCACCAGGTTGTGGAAAGACTGGCACAGCAATGAAATTAGCTGCGGCATTCATGAAAGAACGTTACGGAACATTTAAAGCCGGAGACGTTGTAACATTGAATGAAACCGATGAATACCAGTCGGAATATCGAACAAACCATAAAGTTGTGATTTTCGATGACGTGGGTGCAGAATACCCTACTGCTGAGGGCACCAATAACCCTTGGCGAAAGATCATCGATTTTGTAAATAATGTTCGCAAGACAGCGCTCAATCCCAATGTTGAATTAAAAGGGAATGTATATATAGAGCCAGAACTTGTGATCGTCACAACAAATTTACCACCACATCTAGGGACATCATCATGGATGGCGTGTCCGGAAGCAATTTTCCGACGCATATCTTTGATGTTGTATTTAAGTCCTTATGATAAGGTGATGGAGATACAGATGGCTCGCACAAAGGGTATCGATTTAGGAACCCGTCGAGCATTATCAACCGGTTTGTATCCGGAATACTCCAACAAAAATATGGAATCATGGCTAAGTGAATTAGGAGCAAAACGCCCTCCGTGTTATTCACAAAAGCCTGATCACCACATACCTATGAACTTTCTTTCACTCGATGATCAATTACCGAGTTATTGTAGAAGGTTCCATGAGCACATGGTGCAGTAAGAAGCTTATGTGGAGCGTATGAATTCGCTCTTGGAAGATGAGTCAGTTTTAAAAACTCTTTTCCAATGTTTTATAGAGGATCAAATTTATCCTATCTTACCACAAAAATTAGCCTTGCCTCCAAAGATTGAAGCTCGACTTCCATGGTACCAACGCCTGTACCGGAAGTTTTGCATTGAATATCAAGGAGCCATTTGCC